TCTGATCTACCTACAACCTAAACATAAAAGTTTTTTTGTCAACCCCTAATGCAAACTTTTTTGTTTATTTGTTGCTTTAGTCCTAGGACAGTCCCAGAGGCCGAACCATTGCATCGACTCAACTCGCAGACTCGCGAGTCATTCCGAGCCGCCGCATAGTCATTAAAGAACTGGCTATCAATACTTTAAGGGATCATTAATCCGGTTTTAATACGATTTAATAGTCCTTTGGATCATATCGATCGCCCCAAATGTCAGGCAATTCCAGGCTGTTCAGATCCGAAACATCCCTCAAGAACAAATCGGCCTGAGCCCGCGTGAAATCCTGAGGCCCCCGGTCACGCTTTCTATCCAGCGCATCACCCATGGTTCGAGTATTGACAGTTAATTTTTTCACCGACTCATCGATTTGCAGGAGCCTGTTTGTCATTTCCGTCCCCCAAGCCGAGATTTTCCACGTTATGGTAACTAGACAGCAAACCACTACAGCCACAGTTCCCAAATGAACGAGCGTATTCTCAGTTAGCTGGTTTTGATTTTTTTCACTCATCACTTTTGCCCAACAGGTGTAAAATAGAAACCCACGCTGATCGCCGCGATATTGATAGCCATTAGAGATAGATGCCCGGTGGTCAAAATGACGGTCACTTCCTTTGTAGTGGGAAACTTTAAAAACCCCCACAGAAACGAAAACCCGTTTTTCATCTCAGGCATTAGAAATGTTGTGAACTCCGTGCCGGGATTGATCACCCCGTACGAACCCACGAAAACGATCAGTCCCACAAGCATGATCGCCAAAATTCTCCGAGTGAAAGCGCTTGATCGCGAGGTTTTGCTATTGCCTCCAAAAACCGCCCGCTGAAACGCAACCGCATCCGATCGCATCGCCCCCACAGCCGCGAGCTTCCGATTGGTTCTGCCTTCGAAAACCCCGGCAACAATCTTGAGAAAACTGCCAAATCCCGCCGAGCCCGCCACCGAAAAAAGCGATACCAAAAGCTCGATCATCCGTGACCCCCTTTCACCTCAGCATGCTTTTGCAACACCTTACCACCGCTCGCGATAGTTTGAGAAAGCACGATCAATCCAATCAATTCACCCACAAGCCACTTGTGGCCGTCATCGATCTCCACGTCACCAACACACAAATACACGATAAGCGCCAACGTGCCGTAAGCCGCAATCACCGTGAATAAATTGAGCCGGTTGCACATCACCCGCATAGATGATTTCCTCAAAGTTTCCTCATTCATATCAAAGAGCGATTAGTTTTCTATTGGTTTTAGGCTCAGGCTCAGGTTCAGGTTCACTCACCGAAGCCAGCGGCCCTACATCGTCAGCCGTGAGCGTGATAGCCGTGGGAACCGTGACGGATGCCGATTGATCCCAATCATTGATCGTACCTGATTGATTGCTCAATAAAAGTGGAGCCTTGTTGGTTGCCTCAATCAGCGTATTGATTGCATACAAATTGCCCCTATCCACACCAATCTCAAAATCCGCCGCCACAGATCCGATAATTCGAGTGTCATTCGATCTCATATACGTTCCCGCATCACCATGCGTTTCGCCAAAATTGTACCAGCCGCTCTCCACTTGAAACTCACCACTAGTCACCTCACCTATAGACCAATTTTGCTCACCCCCTCGATTGTGCCGCTTCCCAGATCCATCGATATTCTCAATCCGATTGCCTCGATAGACATTGAAACCACCGTGGCGATTATTAAAGCCCCTCAGGCCGTTCAAGTGATTGAACTCAATCGTATTGTATGACGCCTTCACACCTATCCCCTCTTTATCTCCCCCGCAATTCACAAGAAAATTGTGATGTATCCAAGCTCCTAACTCACTTTGCCCCCGCTGAGCCGAACCACCATACCCCACAGAGATGACTTCAGCATCAGGCGAGCAAGACTCAGGATTGAAATTCACTTGATCTCTTATGTAGTTCCAGGAGATCCTAGGCCATCTAGCCCCATCATGGTCACCGGGTTTTGGCGCTCTAATTCTAATCCCCCGCCTTGCCCCGCAATCACTCGTATTCCCCCAATTGTAAACCTCATTATTGGCCACCACAACATGATCACCATCATCGATTGCGATCGGCACTTGAGCCCCCATAGAATGTATCCAACATCTCTTGATAAAGGCCCTATCGCCCTCCATCACAATCCAACCCCCATCGAAATCCAGACCATACACACCACTATCAGCACCGCTGAATGTGTATTTAGCATCGACCACAGGAGGATCATTTATATCCGCACCAACAACAACGTCACCCTCATATAACACCCTGTTTTCATCATAAACCGTACCAGTTAAAACCACATGCTGACCCGGATTCGAAGCCGCAAGCTGACTCGTCAGCTCACTATCGTTGGCCGCATACAATACCGGTCCCACGGATGCCGCCAAGTCTCCATCAGACGCATACAGACCCCATCGACCAATACAAATAAATATTACAAAAACCCACCTCATCACAATCCAGTTGCGGCAAACCTTTCTGAAATCTGAGATTGAGACAAAGCCACATCATGCACCGATACATGCTGAACGGTCCCACTGTAATAGTCGCCCGGACTACTAGAACGCAAGGCCGCGATCGCAAAACGATTCGGCACAGGAAACGCCACACTGTCTGTTTGAGTTCCCCTACTGACACCATCCACAAAAACCTCTCTATCAGTCGCAGAATTGTAATTGCACACCACATGATGAGCCGAGCCATCATTTCCCGCCGTAGTTGAATTTGTGTGTATTAGACTGCTATTTCGGATCGACGCGCTAAACGCATTGTTTCCATTTTCTATATAGGCCGCACTATACGTGCGCTCCACAGCGTCATCACCGAGAAACACTATCACATCTCTTGCACCGCTAGTTGTCTCTGTGATGAATTCAAACGAAAACGGGTATCCCGAAATCCCCAAATCCTCACCAACACTCGCATACGAACCCGATGAGAAAGCAATCGAAGTCCCCGCGTCAGAAGGAATCAAGCCAGGCTGACCATAGATTGGAGAACCCGAGACAGTCAACGCAGTTCCACCCATCGCATCAGCGAGAGACCCCGCCCCCTCAGAAAGCTTGTAATATGCAACCGCCGTTTCCTCGACAAGTTCCGCATATGTATCCACAGCCGCCTCACGCACGATCCAACTGCCGAATATCGGCCCAATTATTACGAATACCAGGAGAGCGATTGCTTTTTTCATAGTGCTAGATTATTTCGAAAGTATCCCACATTTGCCTCAGACTCATTTTTAATCAGCAAATCATTCTGATTGGTTGGTGTATCATTGTTTCCATCACGGATATTCGAGCCGGACGAAAGATCCATATCGATCCACACACCGCCATTGACAGCATCGCCAAGTGTGATTGTTAGCCTTGTGCCCGCGATTGTTGCGGATGAAATGCTTGCCGCGATTCCCCCGTGACTCACTGTGAGCCCCGTAATGCCCGTTCCCGGTGTATAGAATCCATTGCCGCCCACTATATCCGCCACGATCGTCAAGCCATCCTCACTGAGCACCGGATTCGAAAGAGCGAGCGTCGCCGCACCCGGCGTTCCAAGGCTAAGATTGTTTATCACAATCGCGTCATCGGATAGACAGAAAAAAGAAATCGTGTCGATATTCGTTGCCGCATCTCTGAATGCGTAATCATCAACAACTAGCGATTCGCTCCCACCCTCAGGCGTTACAAATACATCATAGGTGCCCGCAACAGGATCGACCACAAGTCGGAAATCATATCGCGTATCCGCCAAGTAATTAAGCGTTGAATCCTTGTAGTACCAAGCCCCCCCATTGTTGGGATTGCCCACACCCGCTGAATCAAACGCCTCAATCGTTCCATCAGTGAAAAACCGAATCAAAGCCGCGTTTTCGCTGTAAGTAGTCACCGTGGAAATATCGCCCAAACCAATAAAGCCCTCTATCGGGCTATTGTCAGGCGTCGCCTCAAAAGTGATTGCGAATTCACTCGTTTGATTGGTTATCGGGAATGACTGCCAACCGTCATTATTCGCCGTATATTCAGCAAAAGCATAGCTTTCCTCAACCACGCTTGAATCAGCAAGCCCGGCCTTGATAGCAATGAAATTCAAGCCCGTATCCGATGAGATTGCGATTGGTGAATCGTATAGCGTATCCAAATTGTCAGGCGTTGAGCCATCCGTTGTATAGTAAATCGAAGCCCCAGCCGTTCCAACGCTTAAAGCCACGTATTGAGGGAGCCCATACACCCCGCCCGATGGCGAAGCGACCGGGTTGGAAATGCCGATTGCATATAAGGAGGAACCCACATTTCCATCGGCGTATCCAGCCGCCACACCAAAGGCTTTCAAAGTCTGTGAGGATGATACCGAAATAGCCGAGCTGTAAACACTTGAGCCCGTTGTTGGAGTCGAGCCATCCGTTGTGAAATAGATCGTATCCGCATTTGCGATCGTGATGGAAACATTTTGAGCCGCCTCATAGGTGCCCGCCACCGGCGAAAACGTAGGTTGTGAAAGCGTCGAAACCGTCGAGCCGGATGGCCTTGGAATATCGTGGAGATGCCAAAGGATGGCGAGAACGCCACCCCTTTCATACTGCTTTCCTTTCGACTCCTCATCGCCCGATGAGCGGGCCGCCATTCTTTCCTCAGCCTCATCCTCGAAGTCTGGATACCATAGATTTTGAAATCCTATCCACGATCTAAAATGAGGATTTGCGTCATCCGGCTTGCTTATTTTCAGCCCGTAAAGCTGCCCTGTTGAGGCCGCCACCATCGCCGCATCCATGTTTGCCATTGTACGGTCAGGATTGAACAGCGTGAGCAGGTTTCGATACGTATAAATGGCATGCCCCATTAGATTCGTTGCCGTGTAGCTCCTACGATCACCCCACTCCCCATTGTCCGTGAAAAGGTACTCATCCGCATCGCCAAAACCAAACCGCTTGTGAAGATTCGGAAAACCCGAAATCGACCCCACCCCATTCTCAAGGAATATTTCAGACCAAGTATATTCATCCGAAACAAACGGATTGTCGGGCCAAGTCGTAGCGGTACCGTCAAGCCCGCTTGTTCCATAGTATTCAGTAGAGTAAGACGGCATCATACAACCCGCCATCGCTGCCCCTACCCGATGAGCCGTATCCCACATCTCACCAAAATTCTCAGCATCCCGCAAGAGCCCGGCATAGCCCGCCACATCAAGCAAAGACGCATGCACAAACTTGGCGAAAGCATCACGAATGAAAAGATCCTCGATCGGTGTCAGCCCGTCAGCGTATCCCTGATCAGATCGATAGTATCCGGCGATTATATCATAGGCGATCAATGAGGAAATGATTGGTTTGATGTCATAGTATCCACGATACACCATTTCCCGCGTTGGATTGGCCTTGCCTTCCGTGTTGGTTTCGATCGAAACCGGATCGAGAATGCAAACCGTATCCAGCATTTGAGATTTAGAAACCGATATAGCCTCATCATTTCCACCCGGATTTATATGATTCATTCCGTGATACCGAGCCACGAGCGCTTGCTCATCCCCGCCGCCAACCGAGCGATACCCGTTGCCGTATTTTGCACCCGTGCCAGCATTCTCCTTCCACCGATTCAGCCAAAAGGATTTGATTGAATCGCTTGAAAGCCCGGTGGCAATGTCCGAAGTCCAATAGGACGCATTCACCCAAAGCCGATCGCCATGAGCCTCACCCGCGCTTGGAAATGCCGGATTTTCTACAATCTTTCGCGTCTTGGTATTGGCAATCTGCCCCGCGTAGTAGTATTGCAAATACTGAGGGCCATCAGCGAAATCGGTTTCGTCCAGGGTCACACTCGATCCACCCGAATCCGTATAGGCATCACCATCGCCAGTGTTCCCAACGATTCGGTAAAAAACATTATTCCCATTGATATCCCTCAAAGCGAAATCGACCGTACCAGAGAAATAGGTCGTTTGATCATAGATTTTCGGTATGAAGTATTTTTTCGGTGGAGTTGTATAGAACTGGCCTCCATCCTCAGTGATCGAAAGGCAAGGCGTTTTAGGATTCACCACAAAGAGCCACACCTTGCCATCACTTGCCCGGTATTCAGGATTCGACGTGTATCCAATATCGTCATCAGCCATCGTGAGCGTATGCCACTCATCCCCAAACGAATCAATCATCCCGCGATAGAAGTGAGTTTCCTTTGAGGCCAAGGAATCCAACGCAACCCCATTGCTTCCAGTAGTGCCCACAACGCCGGTACCACCCGCACCGTATAGCCCATAGTCAAGCCCATTGAAATCTGTTCCATTCACCCACACAGGCCAATCGTACACGTATTTTTCCCAATGCTGATCACCATCAACCCGGTACTTGATAACCCCCACACTTGTATCGACAGTTTCATAATTGTCCGAGCCATCAGCCCGGCCCGCACGATTGAGCGAATTGTGACCATAGGTGATATCCGTACCCGCCTTGATATAGATGATGCAAGTCCCGATTCGGCCCCGGTCATAGTAGAGATTTTCCACTTCCCAATCGGTACCCTGGGAGCCCGCAAGCGAAAGCATGATTCCACTCTTGCCATTATTGATAGACTCGGCCCCCCACAATTGGAGAGCCGAGCACATCATGAACCCCAATACTTTCACAAAATTCCTCATCACCAAACAGGTATCTCAGTTACAATCAAAGTTGGCTCAAGCGTCATTGAGAACCTTGGAGCCTTGCCAACCCCGCTATTTTGAAATATTTCCATGGATACAACCTCACCCGCCGCAAGAGCCGCCGCAACGCTAATATCCAAATTCACCTTTCGACCATTGCCGGTTGAGTACCGCTGAATGTTTCGCAAGGAAGCGGCGTCCTTGTAAATATGCCCGGAGATCAAAACAGTGTTCTCCAGATTGTCGAAAATGACTGAGCCAAACATAGAGTAATTACCCGCCCGGCGAATATCGATTTCATTGTTTCCAATGTCCGTCATAGAGCCCACATTGATTATTGTAGTGTCGTATTCGATTTTTGTATCCGTATCATCGGGAATCGTTTGCGAGGCTGTGAGAGTGATTACCGCATTCATGGCAATTGTCTTGCCGCCGATCTTCACCCATCCAGTACCGTCACACAACAGCTCAGCCGACTCCCCCGCCCACATCACGCGAGTTGCGGCACCGTCGATAAGTTCAGATCCGTCACCGTCGATCGTCACAAGGCCCGCAGAGCTGCCAACCACTCGCACAGATAACAGCTTGCCCGTATTGCCAGAAACAGCCGGAAGCGTTTGTGTGAGATCGCTTGCCGCTGTGATTGCATGCTGCCTCGATACCGTTAAAGTAGTTGACGTACTGATTGCGATCTCAGCCGAGTTGAGAGGCGATACCCGATCGCCATTGCCGCCACCCACGAAAATCAGATTGCCCGTTGCCGGGTCGATATCGAAATTAGCCCCATCGACCGGGACGCCTTTGACTATATAACGCGAATCCGCTGAGCTATAGTAAACCCCCATGATGACGCCCGGCCCAATGTAGGCCGTGCCATTTTTGAAACGGTTCACAGCAATCGAGCCCGTGCCTTCCTCAGCCAGAGTGATCACACCCCCGGCTAGCGCGTTTCGATTGTGCAAGTACCTCCACTTCCCATCAGCGATTGCCGCCATGCCGGAAATCGTATAATTTCCATCACTGGTGAAAGGTATAATCGTTTCCGTTGACAGCCCGGTTGGATTCCAGTCATCGACATCCGCCGTGAGATTGATCACCGACGCCACCCCAAGCTCAAGATCCCCATCGAACGACCCGCCACCGCTTGGCAAATCGTCATAGTCAGCCTTTCTCAGTTCTCCCGTTGACTCCTCAAAAATAAACTTATCGCCTGAGCTGAAAGTACCATTTGACAAATCTGAAATCTTCGCCGCATACGCATCCGCCGTGCCACCCGAATCATTTAGCAAGATAGAATAGGCCCCTAATTGAGTTAGATTCGAAAACGGCAAATCGCCGGTAACATCGGTGCCCAGATCGATCACCCCCCCAGTTGGCAGATCGTCGAAGTCAGCCACCCGAAGCACCCCGCCCGAATCCTCATAGATGACCTTCGCCCCTGAGCCAAATGTACCCGTAGACAAGGCCGATATCTTAACCCCTACGCCATCATCCGTGCTGCCTGTATTGTTCAGGAAAAGTGAATACGCCGCCAATTGCTCAGGCACGCTACCCCCAGTTGGCAGATCGTCGAAGTCAGCCACCCGAAGCACACCACCCGAATCCTCATAGAGGATCTTCGCCCCTGAGCCAAATGTACCCGTAGACAAGGCCGATACCTTAACCCCTACGCCATCATCCGTGCTGCCTGTATTGTTCAGGAAAAGTGAATACGCCGCCAATTGCTCAAGGTTGGAAAAAAGAAGATCACCGATAACCCCGGAGCCTAAAGGCAAGCCGGTTGCGTTGCTCAAGTCGATCGCGCTCGGTATGCCCAAGTCAGGAGTTACCAACGCGGGCGAATTGTTGAAAACGATGAACCCCGTACCCGTTTCATCATCGATCAGATTGCGAAGCTCAGAGCTTTCATCCATCTCATTTTCAAAGATTGCGTTGCGATCCTCCTGAGCCCACAGGCAAGGAAACAAAAAGAGCCAGAAAATCAGGAAAATATATTTTGTGTTCGTATTCATTTTATGGAGTGTAAGCCGCCGCATATGTATCCAGATTGGCGATTGTTAAAGTTCCCGCAGTGATTGCCGCCTCGAAAGCGTCGCCATTGGCAAGGCCAAACGCTGAGCCATCGAAAAGAATCCATTCATAAAAAGCCCCATACCCGCCGCCGATATGCCCATTGGCAGTTGCCGCCCGTTGCATCTCCGATTCGAAGTTGTTCCAAACCAGATACACCAAAGGATCAGGCCCGGCCTCAGTAGCCGAAAAAATCCGCTCAAACGGACTCGTGAACGGACTATCGAAAACGGATGGAAATGTACTAATGAAATCCACTACAAAACTCGCTCGCTCGCTATGTTCACCGAAACTGAAGATACGCCATCAGTGAGGCCCACAGTCTCAGCCCGCACGATAAAGCCCCGCTCAAGGTGGAATGCTTCGAAGGTGTCCTCAGTATAGGTTCTGACCGAATGCCACGCCGAGGCCCCGCCTAGCGGGTTGCCCGCCGAGTTCGGATCCTCGATCGCAAAGTAAAGCTTCACGCTTTCACCGCCCGCCAAACCTTCGATACCGATCGAGCAGTTGCCGTTTGGAGTTGTGAAAAAATTGGACTCGTTTAGATCCGTTTGATTATGCAGAAGATTTTTGCTCATTGTCGTTGTATCCGTTTTTTCAATTTACTAAGCGATTGCCGCCCCGGTTGGCTTTATACTAAGCAACGCCTCAGTTGCCGATTTAGTGAGGAAAAGAGGAGTCACATAGTCACCGCTCCCAAGATCGGCCTCAGGTATCGCCCCGCCTAAATCGCCCAAATAGTAAGCCCCCGGAAAATCCATCGCCGCCGCACCCGGTATGAAATTGGCCCCTTCACTGGCATAGGCCACCGGTTGATCCACATCGGCATCGTTTAACACAACCCCCTCCACATTGGCCGAAGCCGCCGCCGATCGATCAGCAAGCATTAGCTTGCCACTCAAGAGATAGACATATTGGCCCCGCGTAAGAGCCTCGCCAGCCGTCCCCTTGTAGTTCACAAGAGCCCGGTCGCCCGCTATCACGTTTGCCGCTACAATTACCAAACCCGCCATACCCTAGCCGCCCATGTCAATCAAGCCGGCTTACAAACCGTTCGCATAGTCCAATTCCGGCGATAGATCGGCAAGAATTCTATTACCCACCATACGCACCCCCCACGTATTTCGAAAGGTCGTGCCCGCCCCGGTTGGCAAGGCGTGAGTGATCAGAGATTCCAGGGTAATCGAACCGCTACCAGACCACCCGCTAATCAGGTCCACCAAAGGCACCGAGCCAGACGATACATCCCCCAGAGAGGAAACCGTTGGATTGATCGTAGTACCGTCGAAAGAGATCGCCACCGCTCGATCGGCCTCAATGACTCCATTCGGGCTATAGTCGCTATATGCATCCTCATGTACATCCGCAGCGCAATTATTATGAGGAGCCGCAAAAAAATCCGTAACGTGTTTGCCAAGGATAAGCTTCAAATCAACAGTGTGAGTGGCGAACCATGCCGGGATTGTGAAGACTTTTCTCGTTTCGGTAGTCGAAAGATTCGCCTGCACGCTGTAGTAGCTACCGACCGCCCCAAATTCGCCCGCTTGCTCAAATATATCGACCAAACCCGCATTGTTTTTGCTCGAAGTGCCGCCTGATACCCAAGTGCCCGCCTGCGCCGTATGAGCATCAATCACACGTTGCGAGCAAGCCGCTGGCGATAGGCCCTCACCGGCCGGCAACCCTTCCTCAGTTTCCCAATCGCCGCCCGGCTCGATATCGACCTCCATACAACCGCGCCTCGCATTGGTTTGCGAAGACTGAGCCAAGCCAAAGTATTTGATTTTCGAGAACGCCACCCGCCATACATTCCAGTAATTCACATTCTGCAATCGCGCATAGTAATCCCGCTCATCACCCGACGAAAGAAACGCCCAACGGCCCAACTCACGGGTTGCCTCAGTGTAGCTAATCCCCAACTCATCCGCCACAGACTGACCAAGCGTTGACCAGTTTAGTTCCTCGCCAAAATCCTCATCGTACCACTCATCCAGCGACAAATCCAGATAGTTAAAAATCCGCATTGGCGTTTTCTCCGTATCGTATCCAGTATCCAGAGTTCCCCCTACAACCTCGATCCGCTCACGATAAGCCTCAACTAGCTCCTGATACCACGTATGAGGTATCAGCTCCCCCGGTACAAGAGCCCGCGTGTAGTGGACAAACGCCATCAGGTAAAACTAAAGAAACGATGAGGCCCCACTTGGAACGCAATCTTTTGCGTAGATCCAACAGTGAATACAATCCGCGAAATATCCTCACCCGGAAATGCCACCCCGTTTGCAGAGACACCCCCCACCACCCAATGAAACGCCGTCGAAATCAGGTAATCGCCATCCCGAGGCGTAAGCGACCCGGTATAGGCCCCAATGATATCCGACCTCAAAGCAGCCAGCTCAGGAAACGTAGTGCCCCCTGTGAGAGCCACCCCCAGAAATCTCACCGGGTCAGCCGATCCACCCCCAACAGTCGGATCAACCTTGCGACTAATCAGCGTACCGCCAGATGTATTGCGAACATTGATACCATGCCCCGGCACTGGTTGAGCAGCGTTGATGGCGTCAATGAGAAGATTCAAGTGAGACGCTTCCAAAGCCGTGCCAGGCTTGAACCGCTTGAGTTTTACCGGACTAGGCATAGTCGTAAATGTCGCTATTCCAGCCATTCGGCCCGCTAAGAGTGTATTCCTCCATTATTTCATAAGCATCACCAGATCTTGAATACGAAACATGACTCAATAGCCAGTCACGCCCCTCAGGTGTCACTATATCGCTATGCCCCGGAACCTGAATCGATCCGATATTCCCCAAAAGAGCTTGGCTCGGCTTACTATTATCCGCGTAGGAATGCTGGGCGATCACCGTGGGCACTAGATAGGAATCAACCCCCGCAAAGTCACTGTCAGCCTTCCAGCCTGTGAAACGTTTGTCAGAATCGAAAATCGCACCATTTGCAGGTGAGCCCTGTGTTCCCGCCATCGAGGCTGTTGCAAAGTCCGGATGCGTCTCAATCGACTCGCTGGCTACCGAGGCCACCACCTCAAGCACACCGTCACTAGATATCGCCCCAATATCGATCGACCCCGTTGAGCTCCCCGTCTCGTATTCGACCGAGATATTCCAACCCCCGTCAGAGGAACGCTGGCAAGATACATTGGAGCAAATGGGCTCGCTGAAATCAGGATGAGCCGAGACCCCACGCTGAGGAAGTATTCCCGTTTCCAACCTTGCTGGATCGGCTAGATAAAAGCTCTCACGGTAGATGGCCCGCCCGTCATCGCGAAAAGTTATTGTACCCCCCGGTTTTCGCTGTAAATGTTCACCGGTTGGCTGACTTGTTACTATCTTTCGGCTCATTCAGTACCCTCTATTTCAATACAATTCCGTCATTGGGTTCCTTGCGCTCAATTTCTTTCAGAACTTCACGCATTTCTCTCAGCAAATTGGTTTGCTTTCTATTCTCACCCAATACGGCACCCTCCCCAGACGATGAGGGACCAATGAGCCCCCCACCGCCGATTGCCGCCAGGGAGGAAACGGCAAAGCTTGTGGCTAGATCCGTGCCTAGATCCGTGGGTTTATCAGCGGGTTTTTCCCGATCGCGCAGAGACCCCAGCTCACCCAAAATTTTCTCAGCCTCGATCAGCTTTTCCAGCTCGGCAACGCTTTCGCCTTTGTTGTTTTCCAGCAACACCGCCCGCTTTTCTTCCAAGTGCAATATACGCTCTTGCGTATTCATTTCCTTGAGACGGTTGGATTCCTTCAGCGAGGCAAGCGACTTTTCGAGATTTTCAAGTTTAGCCGCTAGCTCATCCGCAGCCTCGCTCGCTCGGGAATCGGCAAGCAGCTTCGCTTGAGCCGCTTTGGCTTTAGCTTTCTCCTGATTCTTCAAGAGTCTCGCCATCGATTTCTCGTTTAGAATATCCTCAGTTCTACTCGATATAAAAAGATTTATTTTCTTCCTTCGAGAACCAATAAAGGATGAAGTCGAGCCGAACTTCTGCAGGGCGTCTTTAGTTGCCTGTTTCTTCGCGTCAATTTCCTCTTGCTGTGCACTATTGAGGCCCTTTCCTCCCAACCGTGTAATGAAATCATTGAGACGCCCAACAGTCCCTGAGGATTTCATAATAACGGTGTTTCCCAGCTCTGCCCAATCAGCCTTCGCATCCGCAAGACGATTTATAATATCCTCCTCGATTACATCCCCAACGTTTTTCATTTGCTCCTCAAGAGCAGCGCCGCCTTGCCTAAGCATCCGCAGTATTCCGTTGCCCCCACCGCCAAAAGCTTGATCGACAATAAATTTTGCTTCAGCCGAATCAGAAGCGCTCTCAACTAGATCCGTGATTTCTCGCAGCAATTCCTTGTGCGTCTTCATTTCTCCATTTGCCGTACGCACACTCACACCGTACCGCTTGAGCATTTCATTAAGCTGGCCCTCTCCCTCTCGGGCCTCCCCTATGCGTTGAGTAAATTCTCCAAGTAGATCAATGGATTGATCGGTTTCAATATTGCTTCTTTTGGATACAGCAATCCAGCGCTGGATAAAGTCGGTACCTATTTCGAGTTCAGAATTCGCATCCCTAACCTTGCCAGCCATATCAAAAACCTTATTTCCAATCGTGGAAAAAATCGCGCCAATACCCACGAAGGACAAAGCCTTAGTTAGGGGCCCAAACGCTCCCTTCAAGTCATTCGATACGCTGCCCTTGAACTTGCTCACTTGGCCTTGAAACTTATCCAAGCCTCGCTTGCCCGCCGAGCTATCGACGCCGATCATCAACTCTAGCAACCGTCTAAACATCGTTTTTCGAGCCTCCTGCCAGCGTATTCACTTTGTCGATTATTTGCTGTTCCTGATCGCTCACAAAACCTGAACCGCCGTGCCGCTCGGCATGCGCTAGGCTGAGCCAAATGATCTTGCTCAGCGAGGTTGAGCGAATCTCAGCCGAACTCATGCTTGAGATTTCCAGCATCTTGCTTTCAAGCGAAAGCGTCCAAGGAGCATTTATTTTCTGAGCCTTCGAATCATCCTCATGCCACACATTGGGAGTCGCGTAGTGGTCTTTTAGATACTCCTGAAAATTCCGGTACTCCAAAGGGAACCTGTAAAGCCACTTGCGGAAACGAAATGCTATCGCATCCAGAGTCCCGCCCATTTGCGGCAACGGCCCAAGCGGATCGCTTGAGCACATGAGAGCCGCCAAGTAGAGATCGACCGGTTGCACCAAAACTCCCGAAGGCGAGAGCAATGGACTCCCGATCGCCGCTAGCCGCTCGTAAAAATCGATACAGAATGGCCGCAACCGCATCCCGTATATCGTCCAAGAATTGGACGCATATCGAGCCGCCAAATAGCCCTTAGAAAGGCCAGCCATATCCCTAAGGAAGCGTAATTCCTTCGTAGTCCTTGAGAACCATCGAGACCCGCCGCACCCCTTCCGAAACGCTTCTCACCTGCAAGGAATCCAGCAAATACTTTTTTGCAGGTGAACCCCCATCAGTGATGGTATCACCTACCGCTGGCAAAGTGGTACCGTCTGCAATCGCCGCATCCAGATTGTAAATACCAGTTGCGTCTTGATAGATGACAGTTTTGACAACCCCTTGTTCATCGGGTACCTCGACCTTGACACGCGGGTCTAGGTTCTCATCGAGCGAAGCCAGAACGAACCCCGCAAAGGTATTATCTATGCCCCATTCTAGAGCCGTGCCCACTTGAATTTCTGCCATATAAAATGGCTACCGTGTCAACTAGCCACCGGACTCACGGACACTGAAAGAGTCACGGAATCAGCCCGCCGACCCTCAGATTCAGCAACGCCATATTCGATAATCCGAATGCTTTGCACTCGGACCGATGGCTCAGGCCAGACGTTTTTCAAGGTCTCACGATCGCACAAAACACCCTCGACCCACCGGAGCCGCTTCTCATGCAAGTCGCCTTCATCGTCTTCATCAAGACTGGATTCCAGGGTGACCAAAACCTCAGCGTCATAGAGCCCGATACCCGCGAAAGCGTTCTCAGGAGCGCTTGAGCACTCTATCCTGGTCCCTGGCAAATCAGGTTCGCGAGAGACCCTTGTGGTAAAGCTCAGGCTTGCCAAATCGGCATCGCCCAAGGCGTCACGGCTCGCAGTTAGTAGAAAGGCTATGCCCTGGCAAATGGTTGTCTTGAATCCGCTCATTATCCCTTCCGCCATGCGTCCTTGATTATGTTGTCAGCCTTGCGAGCGAGCGTATTGATACGCCGCCTGAGGGTGAAATCGATGGCCGACTGGAATTTCTGCAAATTGTACCCCTCAACCCTGAGTTTCAAATGTGGGTTTGTAGGATGCCGCAACTGGTTCTTAAACGTGCCCGCAAGGGGGGCGAAATGCCGCTGAATCCATTTTGGCACCTGACCGCCTAGATTGTAATAGGCAAAGGCGAACCGAGCCTTGAACATGCCCACACGCGCTTGAACTGATCGAAGATACCGCCGATAGATTTTGGGAGTGGTCCAAATCGCGTTGCGAGACCGCCACCGGCCAATCGTGCGATCCCCTTGACCGGCATTGGTGACGCGGCCTGATTTGAGCCGGCTGGCCTTATGGTGAGCCGCAAGCCGTGCCGGATCGAACGATATCTCATCGAACTCGATCAGGTACGTCACCCCCTTTTTTGTCTTCAATTCCTGCCGAACTTGCTTTTTACCAAAGTTTTTGGATACAAATTGCAAATACCCCGGCTCACGTTGGACCACGATTTTCGCCAAGTCCTGGGCAACGGCACGCCGCCCTTGCGTTTGGTTCTTTGGCGGAATGACCCGCAATAGCTCTTTGAAGAATAGCCGTGCTTCCTCCCTGATGATCACAGCGAAGCTTGGCCCGTTCAGAGCTTTCTGAAGCCGCCGCATCCCGTTTCGGTATTCGGCATCTTTGAAAGAGCCAGTGATCATGCTTTGCCATCGCCTAGAGCGAATTTGATGGAGACTTGGCCCACCGTGACAGGATTGATCACCCGGTAAACATCCGACCCGATCGTCAAACGCCCGTGAGGCTGGAAAACCTGAGCCTCATCGAAGTTGCTTCGCACAGTTGTAAACACCCCCACAAGCTGAGAATCCTCGCCAAAGCCGCCGATCGATGAACTACGATCCACCGGGCCAAACACGCCATTGAACACGATAGCCGGTTGCCCATCACGCGGTACCCAAGTTGCCTCACGCCCTCGCTCGCATTTCTGCCTCAAAGAGTAGTCCACTCTTTGATGCTGATAACTATGCGGTTTGTATTTCGCCATCGGATACGTTTAAAAGGAAAAGGCCGATTGGGGTTACAAGCCCCAACCGGCCCCGGATCATTACGGGATGTATATTTTATGGAAAAGAATTCAAACTATGCAGATTTAATGACCGCACCGGCAGCGCCTTGAGCAACCGCCGCCCCAAAGTAGACACTCAAAGATGCCCACTCTGTACGAGTCTTGGATGAGGCCCAGCGAATATACAGGAGCTTCAAATCAATACCCGGCACCGTTATGACGCGCATTTCTTCGATGACGTTTGCGAGAGCCTTTGGCACCTCAGGCAGTTTAGAGCCTAGAGCCATCGCCTCAGGCCCACCAACGAACCCATACACATTAGTCTCAGCCGCATCCCATTTAGTAGCATTATGGATACCATTGAAACCATACGCACCGACATCAGAGAGCGAAAAGCCGTCTTTATTCACCGGCAAGATTTCTGCGTAGGCCGTGGAATCCAAAACAATATGCTTGTTCATCACAAGCGGAATCGAGGCCCAAGAAGTTTTCAGGTCATCGCTACCGAAGAGATTCTGAGCCGCCGTAAGTGCTGTTCCATAGTTGGCCGCCGTCATCAGAGCAGCGCAAATATCCCAAAGGGCAATGCCCATATTGTTGATATTGGGTTGCAAGCTGTTCTCAAGAGTTGCCACGCTTGAAGCGTTCAATTCTTTGTTAGTGACCGGCCAACTGACATTGTATTCACTCAGGCCAACCGTGATTGGCGCAATATTCGAGGCCCCTGCCTCATAGTCAGTAGGATCCGCAACCACCGTGCCGCCGCTCGCTAGGCCAACCTTCATCGAGACACCCTTTTTTGCGGCCTCATACTCTTCAGTAAAGTTAGTTGAGAAACCCCGGAAAGGCGCCAAAATCGCCGCTAAAACAACCTGAACTCGGTTGCTGATAATTTGATCGTATAATGCTGTATCAATTGCCATTTTAAAAAATTAGATTAAATTAGTATTTATTGGTTAGGTGTATTCTTTTCTCCCCTACAATTTAAAAAAATCCGATTAAACCTGCCCTGACTCGAAGATCTCCTCTTTGTTCTCTGCGTAGAATTTGTTTTTCTTGGCACCAGACTCCATCGCCTTCCACGTTTCGTAGGCGGATCCGTCGGGATCATTCTTGTCGCCGGGGATGTCATCGACTTGCACACCGGCCTCAGAAACTTTCTTGATCACCTTTTTATCGGTGGCAGCTTTGACGGTTTGCTTGAGGTCAGGCTTTTTGCCCTCAGGTGTCTTGGTTGGCTTTGCGATCTCAAGAGCGCCATAGATCTCATCAAGATCTTTGTTTTGCTCGGTGAGCTGAGTTTTGGCCTCATCGCGCTCGGCAATGATTCCGTTCCAGTGCTCGGCAAGAGCTTCTTCGTTTTTCGCCTCAAGCGCAGCAGCAAAATCGAACCCTTCGACCTTCGCCAATAGCTTCGCGGCAAATGCGGAATCTAAATCCGCGTTTTTCTTACTGAGGCCAAGCCTGGCCTTGATGGCGTCGATTTTATTGCTCATTGAAAAATGAGCACCGTGTCAACTAATTCACTTTTATTTGGGCGATCTCACCCAGCTCAACCGCTTGCTCTAGGGCTTTGCCATAGTCGCCAATTTCGTCAACTAGGTCCATGAAGATACCCTTGCCCGCCGCGATTGACTGGCCTTTCATTGCCTCAGCCGGGATGGATCGAGAGGCCGTGACAAATGCCTTGAACTCATCAAACTTTTCCTGAGCACGCTCCTCCAAATGGGCAACATGCTCGTCATTCATCGGAGTGTATCCCAGCGTTTTCAAAGTGGCCTCCCTATTGGTCACCACCACAGGCACAAGCCCCGCCGCCACTTCAGCCTCACTCGGAGCCGAAACCATGTAAATGCACCCAATGCTCGCCACCTCAGCGTCTTGCTGAGCTACAATCAGGTCGCACGCCGCCCCCAAGTGGTAACCCGCCGAGCACATATAGGTTTCCGTATAGGCCACCGATGGAATATCATGCTGCCGGATACGCTGAGCCAGATCATGGATGCCCAAAGAGTGACCGCCAAGCGTTTCGAAATTGAAAATCATGGCGGATGCGTTTTCACGCTCAGCCCGGTCGATATCGGCATGGATCGACTCATAGGAAGTGTTGCCACAGGACTCTTCAAGAGAGGTGAGGCCCTTGGCTGTAGTACCCAAAACATGGATCTCAGCGATCTCACCCGCCATCGAAAAAGAACGCCGGGAACGCCACAAGCCCTGATCGACTGCCTGAGGGGCCGCCGTTTTAGCAAGATTGGACTCCATGAGGCCCCAAAGCACCCTGTATTGACCGGCATCAATGAGCCAAGGTGAAAAGCAAAGCTCTCTCAGTATGTGCGCGTATCTCATTCTTGAATACCTTCGTTTTTGGGTTTTCCCGTATCGTCAAATTTTTCGTTGCCATTTGGCGTGAGCATGGAGATTCGCTGAATGTCCAACCCGGCCTCATCGCATTTGTCCGTCAAAAGTTTCTCATCGGCAATGGTGCGATCGATCCAACTCTCATAAGGCATTGAATGCCGCTTCTCAATCACCGTGCGTCGATCGGTGAAGCCTAGCTTGAAATCCTCACGCTCAGCTTTCCGGTCGTTGCCATCATCTAGACTCAGCTCCTCGGACTTGGTGAAATCCCAATTCCACCAATCATCAGTGAATGGGATTTCCTCCATGCCAATTAGCCCGGAGGCCCCATGCAGGAGCCCGCGCCTGAATGGTCGACTGAGCACATTGCGACGCCTTTTGGCTGATCGGTTGGCTCGCTTGACTACGCTACGAGCCGCCGCACCTGAGAGATTCATTCTCATCACTAGCTCAGCGGGCCAATCACAACCCTCGATCGCACCCCGCGTCAAATACTCCATGAAAGGAAGCCAGCCGTTGCCTGGTCGATCGGCAGTAAACGCTTCAAGATCGCCGGTGTTTTTGACGTACTGAATCATCCCATCTGCGATTTGCTCAATGCCCGGCGCGCTCAAATCCACGTTTCCATCCGTATCCATATGATCGGCACCTTCGAGCAATTGAGCATAGCTTGGAGCTTTTCCGCTAGCCGTTTTTTTCATCAATGTGAGCTTCGAGAAAACCTTATTGGCAATCTTTTCGCCTTCCTTGATTTCACCGATATCGTACCAGTCAAGAATCGAGAAAGCCAGTGAGGGAATGCCCCGCAATTGACTAAACCAGCGAGGATCGAAAGCCCGTGCGACCGATCGCATGGAAAGAATTTCATCCTCCTTTTCAGTAGCCCCTAAAATTTGGATGGCGATGGCCCGCCCGCTCCTGTTCGAAACAATGCCGTGAGAGATCGGATTGCCCTTGAGCGAGCCCTTCTCCACCTTGTCTTGGCCGAAACGGTTCCCCACCCGATGACTCTCTATGTATTTTAATAATGGATACTTGCCATCTTGAGCATAGGTGAAGACAATGAAGAAATCTCCCCCAACATCGATCTCTTTGGAGCCCGTCCAAACATTGGAGAGCCAATCAAAATCAGACCCACGCACATCGGATCGATCGAGCCACGTAGCCATCGCGGGCTCAGCAACGCGCTTAAAATCCGCATCTTGCCCCATGTAGACAGGCCGCCACGCCTCCCCCGTCACCGCATCGGCCTTGCCGTGAACAGTCGCCGCCACCAAGCCGCCGCTTTTCGTGTAGACGTGCCGAGAGTCAGAGACAAGAGCCTGAGTACGCCACTGAGGCATCAGCTCTTTGAGGTCGCGCGAAATATTCGGTCTCCACTTTCTAAATTGCGAATCCCTTGAAATGTCAAAAAGCCCATTGCTCATGGACTTCGCTTGAACCGGTGGCGTTCGATTGCCCCTGTGATCTAGAATGAGACCCGGCCCGCTCATGTCATATCAGCAACGGCCCGCGAAGCTGGAAAGGCATTAGTGGAAGGATTTAGTTGAACATAGGCCAACTGAATCTCATTGCCCCATTCGTCAAGGTTCATATCCCGTCGAGGCCCATACGAGAACGCCTCGCCATCTACGGAATCGCTCGCAACATCGGATGCGGAATACTTAACCGCGTCGATATAGCGAGCCTTCTCCTCATCCATATCAGCCGCGCTGAAAAACCTGTAAACGCCTCTGTCGACTTCGCCCGCCATCAATAGAGAGGGGAAGTGTCAACCGGGACCAGGGGAACTAGACTCATCCTCAGACGGCAATTCCTCCGTGCTCTCAGCACCTATGTATCCAGCCATTGCCGCCGCAACCGTCCCCATCACCTCCAAATCATGAGCATGATCCTCACCTGTTTCGACGTAATCAAAATAGAAGCCACCGTGAGCGCGTTGCTTCCTAATCTTCACCACGTTTTTCAATTCATCCAAGTACCATCGAGGCGCATCGCTGGCGACGGTCCAAAGGTAGGATTTCGTTTGATCGTGTTCCTCATCGCACATTGATCGCCACAATTCGAAGAGATTGCGAGCGCCATGCGTGCTGAAATAGAATTTCCCAACTGTCACAATCTTATTAATACCTAAGTTTACCCTTTCAGGTAAAACCTCTGAATGAATCTTTCTAGTTCCATCAGTTGGATCAGTAAATTCCCGTTGCTTCACACCATTTAAAGGAATCCAGCCAAACAAAGCACACAACCGCATCACCCGTGCCGTATTGTATCCAGAATCCACGAAAACCCGTTTTCGAAAAACCCCTTCTTTTTCAGCCAACGCTTTCAAATTGCCCGGTGTTAATTCCTTGCTCGCATAATGAAGCCTAGACTCCGACCGCCTCGAAAGCTTCCGAATCGAAACTCGGAAATGATCCTTTTGAACGTCTACTTGCATGGTTCTCATTGGACGGCCCCGAGAATCCACAGCCTCATCAGCCCAATCATCAAGCATATTGTATCCGCCTATCTCATACGCCTCAGCCGTTTCCTTGTGCTCAAACACTTCCGAATAAGGAACCGCCAATTGCTTTCGCTTGAAATTCTCTATGAGCTTGAGCGAGCCCCGCCGCTTGGCTAGGTTTGCCGTGAGCCATGTTTCAACCAGCGTGTGCCAATCCTTATTGCTCAGAGCGTTCCAACATCGCGTGTGCTTCTTAGGATTGAAACGCTTGTTCATTGGCACGTATCCCGCCCCGTTGCGATTCATCCGATCCTGCAAGGCCGGGCTATACTCGAGCGGCTTGAGACAACACTTTGGAACGTATCGCACCGTTGCCTTCAATTCCGGCCAATTCCAAGAGAGATCATCGTTGCGAGTACGTTCGGAAGTTTCCCACTTCATGCCGTAATCAGTTTCTATATCACCCCAATGATACGGGAAAAGCTTTGAGCAATAAGGGCAAACCGCATGCCACTCGCGCTTGTCGGAATCCTCAACCAAGGCATCCACCTCGCCACCGGCATCCGGGCCACTGGTCGCCATCAAAACGCGGCAACAGTGCTCATAGTCGCTTTTGCGATCGAGGATTTCAGTGAGCCAACCATCCTCGAAAAGCCACGGCTCATCGATATAGATATCAACGGCGGATTTTGAATTTCGATTATTGGCAATATTTGCCGATCGCAAAAGCAAAGAACCCTCAGGATAGATCACCCGCGTTCGCGCGCGCTTGTCCTTATCACGGTACATGAGACGCTTGAAAGAGGCCATCTGATCGAGTGTTGGATTGAGCTTGTCATCAACCAAGTCACCAAGAGCCGGATTGGTTTGAGAGTACCACAAGGCCCGCCTCGACCGCAAATAAGGCGTCGCGATCGCCTGTTGCTGAATGGCGAGTGTCTTGAACGATTGGACGTTACCCATCAAAACAACGATCTCACCCGTTGCTCGATCCATTAGCTCATGAGGCTCGACAATCATTGGCATCCTATCCCGGCGAAAAAGGCCGTAATCCATCGGCATGTGCCGCTCAATGTAGTCCAGGGTACCCCGCCGCCTAATCATCAGACTCGACCCCTCTCTCATCCGGCACCTCATGAACGAACTCATCAAGCGCATTCCTCAACGCCTCAGTAAACCAAACCGGCAAAGAAACCCCACTAGGCTCACGCTCAATGCTTCGAGTGATCGGAAGATAAACCAGCGATGAAAGCAAATACGGCTCAAGCACCTGCCAGACCTCCTCAGGAAAAGTCAGCCCGCAAAGGCGCTTACACAGATCAAGCTTAGCCGTATCCACTGACCTCATACACCACCAAACCAAACTATGAGCCAATTGCTCAGCCGCCTCACGCGAAAGAGTTTCCCCCTCAACAATCCCCAATCTCTCTTGCATGAGTCGAGTTTTGCGAATTGATTCGGTGATTCTGACCAATTCTGTGTTGTAAACCTTCAGATCATTCGCGTTGCCGTCATCAAGCGCCCGCTTTATCTTGGCTTTAAGCAACCCCTTCATTCTCAAGAGATCATCTAAATCAGATCTTGGATCATCCCCAATTTCAACCTCACTCAGAAACGCGGCCAACTCCTCATCACGCCCGGTTCCAATTTCACCCGCAAGCTGTCTCAGCGTTAACTCAACCGCGTCAGGCACCCGGCTCGCAGTCCTAGCCCAATCCCTCATCCAATCCACACTCTCAGGCCGCATGTGCTTCGCCCACCATCGCTGAACAGTTCTCTCAGAAACCCCCCAAAACTTAGCCAACGCTTTCGCGTCTCTTTGCATTTCCCCTGGCATAAAGTAGAAGGACTCACCCGAACCGGTTTTTTCCCATGAGATAGAAGAAGAATTCCAAATTTTGAATTTTATTTTTTGGCCCTTTTTTCATCGTATGAACAGCAGTCAGCTTAATGAGACTGAACACTCAAAACAGGGAACCGACACAACCAGCGACACGACACCAACATTTTCAAAACACTCGCTCGATTCTCCGACTGGTGTGTCTAGACCCCATCGAATCCGCGTTCTAAATAGATTCCTTACTAGGGGGTGTCTCGACCCCGTACAAGCCATTGAGCTTTTTCCAGAGCGCTCGCATGTCAGATTTCAGATCATCAGTTATCTCACCCCGGCTCTCAAATTGGCCAAGCCATTCGCATAGTTTATTTGCCAGGCTCAGATGGACCTTTCCAACCGTGATGCCGCCAGCCTGTTTGGTTGATTCACCGGCTGGCTTTTCAGGTACCAAACCCATCAGAAGCACCTGCTGATGCGAGTTCTCACCCTTCGAAGCCTTCATGAGCTTTTTGCACCGATCCCGACCAGCATCAGTGAAATTCCCCTCAAGCCAGTCATCAAAATTCACATTCGGACGCTTGCGCTTCATCTCATCTTTGAGATCGAGCAATTTTTGACCGGCAGCAACGCCAACCTGAATTGCCTTCTCTATCTCATTCTCAGCCTTTCCGATCAATCGGAACGCGGCCGCGACCTCTTTCAGAACACTCGCCTCCATGGCTAGTGCTATTGCTTTACTTGTGCTTTTCGGCATCTCTCTCTGTTCTCCTCATTTCTCATTGTGGTTGTGCGAATGCCGAAAGTATCCCGGAATTCGCGTAAAATTTTATTAGCCGCCTGACGCGTGATGCCCATTTGCTGAGCGAGCTGAGCCTCACTCTTCACCTCAGGAAACATATCAGGCCGGATATTGAACCAAATCACTAGAACGCGCCTACCTACTACGTCGTATTTACCGCTTTCACAAAAAAACTGAAACAACCCCCCTAAACGGTCGCCAAGCTTCCTCAGCTCGCTCTCAGCCTCAGGCTCAATTTCGTCGTAAAAGCCCGGATGGCTTCCCCGTTCATTCGGGTTTTGATAGTAGGCGTTACTCATATACTTACAATAAGACAGTAATTTAATATAATATGCGTGTATGCGTGCGCGCGCAAGAGGTTCATTTTAAATGTCTAAATGTCAGTGAACCAGGTATTGCGAAATTTTCGCTAAAACATTCCCCTTTTCCTCAATAGGTCTTTCCGCCCGCTCGGAAATGAAAACCCAAAGCCGATGCCGACCGGTAGAGTTGTCCTGCCAGCACCTATCAGGAAACTTCCCAGAAACCTTAGTTAGGTGCTTCCCTATGCCCTTCACAGTATAACGTTCCTTTTCCCTCACAGTAAGCGAGCTATGGTTTCTCAGTAAGCCATACAAATCCGTTGCTGTGCCAACCCATATGTAATCACCCCTCAACACCTCATTTTCCATAGAGAGCATCAGCTCAAACCAAGGCGTTATCTGATCCATCCTATGGACAATATCCATGTTCAGGTAAGACCTAACTCCAAAGCGATCGAATCTCAACGCCTCAGGAATTTTCCATTCATTCATCAGGAAATGCATGAAAGCCGGCAGCTGAGAAATGAGCGTTTCAAGGAACTCCTTTTGCTCCTCGACCGTCCCAACCGGCATAGGAAACTTCTCAGCCCGGTAACCCCTCAAAAGTATCAATTTATCAATCACATCATTGTCAAGAGGCGGCAACACTCTCAAATTGTCCTCCTCAAAATTGCACACAATCACGATTCGCCAATGAGGCTGTACCTCAAAAGTAATTCCCCCCTTAGCCTCACCCCGCGACCCATCAGCCCCCACGAAGCGTTTGATGCCAGACACAAAATGCCGCCGCGATCGAATATCCGTTTTGTCAGCCTCATCGTCAACCATCTGCAAACTCGTAGCAAAAAGCTCATCATTGAACCGCGTTTGACCCGTCAAATACTCATACGGTTTACCCACACGACCCCCGAAAAGCATCCTCAGCAGCTTCGAAACCAGCGTTTTCCCACAGTCAGGATCACCCGCTATAATAAACGCCTGACCCGAATTCGGTTGCATATGAAGCAACCCAGCCATCGCCCTCGAAAGCCACGAGTAGACGTATTCGATTTGGTCACACGATCCATCAGGAGTATTGAAAAGCCCCTCAAGGAACGCTCTCAAAACATCCCAATCACCCTCTTTAGGCTCGATCGCCGGAAGTTCCTTAGTAATGAGAATACGCTCATTTCCCTGAGTCAACACCCCCACCGGATGGCCCGCCACCGGAAACGCATAGTCCACTCTCTGATCCTCTATAATGTCCATAAGTTTCTCCTCAATCTCGCTCAAAGTCTGACCCATTTTCGTGTCCTTATACGGGTTAAACCCCAGCCTCGCCAACCGCCTCGAAATGTCCCTTTCATTCGTACCCACATAGTCACCGCCCTTCCGCATGAAATAATACTGCCGATCATGCCCACAGAATAACACATCCTCAGCCCTGAACCCCAGCTCCTTACGTTCCGACAAACCATCATCCATAACGTATTCACATTCCTATTTCGATTTATTCATTCGATCCATCTCCGCCGCCACCAAAGCCCCAGCCTTCGCCAAATTCCTCATAGGGTCATTACTAGCCTTCCACCACTCCTTAGCCCAAGGCCAAAGCCTAGGCACGAAATACTCAGGCGGCGAGTAATTCGGATACTCAGCCAAATGAGCCGCTAGCCTGGCATAGCAGATCGCCGCATTTACCAACTCCCCGTTCTCATACTGTAAATCATGCTCCTCAGCGAACCCCTCATCAGCGATTTGCCTGGCGCGCTCCTCAGCTATCAATTCAGCACCCGTCATCACACCCCCACCTTTCCAGCTTCGACCATCGCCTGGTAATAGTCATTAAAATCCATACCATCCCCCGGCACCTCCTTCACAGTCAACTTGCCAGCTAAGGCCCTCAACCGATCAGCGAAGCAAGGCGACTCAGGCCCAAGCCCCTCACGGTCACGCCTCACCCAAGCCAGCCCGCGAAAATCATTTTGCGGGATCAGAGCCACCTCAGCCCCCAAGACCAAATGCCGCCACGCACTCAAAACATAGTCCTGACTACTCACCCCCCGGCACCCCAAAACCAGAATATCAGACCCACAAGACCCAAACCCCCCCACATGCCCGAAATACGTGATAGCGTCCCACTGTCCCTCAAGAATGAATACAGCCTCAGGATCAGTGAAATTCCCGATCGCAAACGGCAACCCCGGCACCACCCGCCCCAACTCAGCAAGAGCACGCTGATACGAGCTAGGCCGATCCTTCACCTTGTCATTCGGAAAATACTGCCAAACCTTCTTATTCTTCTCAGTCTTTTTGTCAAAAAACGGAGTGTATTGGTGATACCCCAACGGCTCCAAATCCCCATCACGCGGCATCTCCACCAGGAACGCCCACGCCCTAGGCGCACCCGACCCGATCTCGTATCCAGCTTTCACAGGCAGCGACACAAGCCCCATCTCAGCCAGCCCAAGAGCCCACTCGACCGGCCAACCCCTCATGCCAGCCAAATACCTCAATTTCGGTTCATGCCCCATCAAATACGACCGGCCCTCGACCCAGCGAGCCTCGACCTCACCCGGCCAAACCCGAAAATCCAGATCAACCACCGGCTCAGCGAAAGCCCGCTTCACCCGCTCACTATGAGCCATAGCCTTTTGGTTTCGAGACTCGATCGCCATACGCTGCCGTTCAGCCCTAGTCACCTCACGATGACTCTTCAGATCATCCTCGACCCTCGCCAACTCAAGCGCCTTCGACCGACCCCCGATAAAGTCCAAATTATACGCCCGCTTGATAAACTCGATCACATCGCCCCCCTCATCCTCAGCATGGTCAAAATACACCTTGCCATCCCGTTTCACCGAGAAAGAAGGGTTTTTGTCATCACGAAACGGCGAACTCACCACCCCGCACGTGCCCCAATCCTTCGAAGCCGGTCGAGGCAACCCCGCCGCCTCCCAAACGATCCAAATGTCAAGCAGATCCTTAGCCTTCGAGAGAGGTGTATCCATTGCTAATTACGTCCCCCGTGGTTGTCTTCACGTCCAAGAGCCGCAAAGTACGCCTTTAATTCAGTGTGAAAATCCATCATCGCCGCTTCCGCAGCCTCATCCGAAAGCGTATTACTCACATTCACCATTGACTCATAGCACGAGAGGAAACCGCTAAAAAACATACTCTCCATGGATCGAATCTGAGCCTCACCCATGCCCGGCTTCTTGACGTATTCAAGGAGCTCTTCAAATTTTCCCTTAATATCCGTTTTCATAATTCACCCACCATCACCGCAACCCCCCAAAAACTTCATTCTATGGATACACCTCTCCACGCAATTAACATCCACATGCAAGATCTCAGTCAACACCCGCTCCCCATCCACACTATACACGCTCTTGGATACACTAGGCCGAAACACCGAAAGCAAGCAGCCAACCCGCCCCCGCTTCATCCAGATCACACCCGGCGACTCCACGCCAACCCGTATAGGCCACTTGATACCCGTACCCACTCCATTAATACGTTTCTCCACCATAGACACTAATCCTTAAAAGTCCGATCGTTCAATACACCCCCAGATACTTGCACACCCCGGCTAATCGCCTCAAGGAACCCCTTGATGACAGGATCTTCCTCTTCGATAGAATTTCCGGCCTCAGAAGCGTATTCAGATTTCGAGTCTCCGACTCCATCCGCATCAACTCCCTCACCCTCTGTTTTGTCAGGCTGATGCCATGACAAGACAAGCTGTTTTTCACACATTGACTGTCCCTTCCATGTTACGCAATTGCCCTCGTACTCAAACTATCCACACGACGCCTCATCAGCCCCGCCCGCCGACCAGAAAAAGCGAGCGAGGCATCTCATTACGCATTCAGACGCAAAACCAAAATTCTACTCCTCAGCCTCAGCCTTCTCAGCCTCAGCCTTCTCAGCCTCAGCCCTTTTCCGATCAGCTTCCTCAAGCTCCTTATTCGCCCTCAAAAGCCTCTCAGCCGATTGATTCGTTTTCTGGATCTTCACCCCCGGCCCCGCTCTCAGCGTCACCGTCTGCGAGCCGATATTCGTCACCACAAACTCAGCCCCCTCGATCTCAATTTTCTGCCGCAGGTGCATCACCACCGGTTCAAACCCCTCACGCGGCAACTTTTCAGCCTGAGTTCTTTCAGCCTGAGTTCTTTCAGCCTTCTCAGCCGCATTCACATCATTCAAACTCGCCTGATTCCCATCAGTATTTTTCTTTCTACCCATTTTACGTATCGATTATATTATTACTCATTTAGCCCCTCAAAATTTTGAATCCATCTCCACATCGCTCACCACAGCCAGTCCCACACGCTTAGCCTCTATCAAAAGGTACCGCTCATGCATTTTCAGCAAAGCCGATTGCCTTGTGATTTCCTTGCTTTGCTCAGCCTGTAGTTTCAAAAACCGCTTTTCCGCCTCCAGCCAAGCCATACGAGTTTTCACAATCGTATCCACAAGCTCACCCTGTTCCATTTGGTGCAGCTCCTCAAGAGCCGGTACCAGCCGCAAATCCAATTGCAATTTACGCAACCCGCTCATTCCTCATCCCCCAAATCAACATGAAGCTCATCCCGGTTCCCCCCGTCACGCCCCGCCCAAGAGTCATCGGACAGCCCGATCATTTTTCCAAGTTCAAACATCAACCAAGCCCCGACCATAGCGAATGCCGAAACCACAACCAGTATCCAAAAATTACTCATCCGTATCGAAAGTAACCCTTCCACTCAAGATTCCGCTTCCCGCTAGAAAACAAAAAGCCAGGCCCAATCGAATGCGTAGCCATCAAGCAGAAACCCCTTCCTCCGATTTTTTGTGTTCCCTGATCGCAGCCCGAAGAACGTCAAAGTCGGGACATCCCTCAGATTCCCAGTATCCAAAAATCGCCTCTATATAGACAGATTTGGCCACTCCCCAATACTGACTCTTTGCTTCGATTTCGTCTGACAATTCATTCAAAATGCACCCACCACAAAACGTGCAATTTCTTAATTTACTAGACACGCTCACGCAACACTCTCCAATTCCAGCGCAGTTCTCATTAGCTCATCTGCCAGCCGCATCCTCTCATCAGTTAAATCAACAGGAGGACACTCGTCCTCAATCCATTTCAGGATGATTCGCTTCACATAGAAACTAACAGAATCGTTCCTCAAACACGCCTTTTCCAATAATGCCTCATGTACATCAGGCTCAACGCGAGGGGTTATATGTACTAATTTTGATCGACTCATTTCAATTGTGGGATTTAATCCCCATTAATGTTAATCCACAATTCCTAACGAAATCAGGCTGAGTCAAGGTAAAATTTTACTTCATTGCCCACTCATGCCCATCTTTAACAGATCAACGTATTGTTAATTAAGGTTTTGCAATGCTCACAGATGCCCATAAATAAATTTGTTTACTATACCTAAGACCCAACATCCCATGAGCCTCCAACCCTGCCCCGCATCTTCCCCCTGGTAAACCTGAACCGCATGTAATCGACGCCAGCCTCTAGGCAGACGCCCTTTGCGTTGAGGAGGGGCAGCCTTGCGGCTAGCCCCTCAGTTGTGAGTTTAGCGGGCATTTTATGGATTGTAGCATTTCAGTTCTTTTTCTACGTCGAAATCGTCCGACTCAACATGACACGATTGGTTATAATCGTTCTGGATTACCATGTTTCCAATCTGATGAATCATAACGTGCCAATTTTCGGCAGT